CAACGAGGCGCGCCGGAGCCATGGGCCCAATACGCTCGGTCCGGCCGGCGACATTCGGATCGTCAATACCACGATGATGCTCTCGGACCGTCTGCTTGACGAGCCGCAGGAGCCGCCCGATACGGCGCCACAAGGCTCTCAGCCGGACGCTGGAGACCAACCCGATGACCAGCCACCGGAGGACGATACGTCGACTGAGCGGGCCCGTAGGGCCTGTGCGCTGGTGCTGCGTGAGGCTATGGAGTCGCTGATCGGGCAGGAGTGCGACCGCCTCGAGCGCGTGTTGAAGAAGGGTGCCGCGGCTGGGGATACGGCCAAGCGGGTGCAGGACTTTTATGAGCAGTTCGAGTCTCGGATCGCAGTGGCGTTTACTCCGGCATTCGGCGTGTGGGATGAAATGACCGGGGCCGATTCGGACGTTGGCAATCTGGCCGACGACTACGCCGGGACGCAGTGCGAGTCGGTCTTGCTGGCGATTGAGGCCGAGCAAGACCCGCAGGGCGTGATTGACGAGTGGCGAAACAGCCGGGCCGATCAGGTGACGGCGATGTATTTTGGAGGCTCTGACGATGGAGCGTAGGCAATATGATGCGAGCGAGATTCGCGTTGACGGCGGCGAGCAGCCCGTATTAGTGGGCCATGCGGCGGTATTCGATACCCTGTCGCTCGAAATGTGGGGCTTTCGCGAGAAAGTCGCGCCGGGCGCCTTTACCGACACGCTCGGCAAGGATGACATCCGGGCTTTGTGGAACCACGATACCGGGCTTGTCCTGGGGCGAGTTGCTGCGGGAACGGGACCTCGCCGAAGACAAGCGGGGATTGGCCGTGAGGATCAAGCCGCCGGACACGCAGGCCGGGCGAGACGCCGTTATCAGCATAAGTAGGGGCGATGTCTCACAAATGAGCTTTGGCTTCCAGGTGCTCGAAGACTCGTGGGACACGTCCGACGACGACCCGTCAATGCTGATACGCACGATCGACAAGGTGCAACTGTACGAGGTCTCGCCTGTGACATTCCCGGCCTACCCGGATACGGACATCAGCAAGCGGGACATCGAAGGGGCGTTGGAGTCGATGAAGCGTGCCCGCAAGACAGCCAAGCCGCGGGTGCGGACTCGGCTCATGGCGGCATATAGGTGGCTGGCGGATACGCTATGACGGAAACCTTCACCGGATGTGAGTCTTGCAAGCACATTGTCTATGAGGACAGCGGACATTGGAGGCTGTGTGGATGCGAGAAGTTCACATCTTATATTGACATTTGGACTGGCGCGGAGCGTCCATTGCAGCCCAATCATCCTCCGCCGTGCCAATGGGTAAACCACGGGCACTGCCCATATTGGAAACCGCGCGATGAGTAAGGTCGCACTAATCACAGGCGTGACCGGACAGGACGGATCCTACCTCGCCGAGCTGCTGCTGTCGCTTGGGTACGAAGTCCACGGGGTGATCCGGCGGTCGTCGTCGTTCAATACGGAACGGGTGGATCACCTATACCACGACCCGCACGAAGACGGCGCCAAGTTCACGCTGCACCACGGCGACCTGTTAGATCCGATGGGGCTCAGGCGCCTGATCGGGCTGGTACGCCCCGACGAGGTCTACAACCTCGGCGCCCAGAGCCACGTCAAGACCAGCTTCGACCAGCCGGTCTACACCGTCGAGACGATCACGATGGGCGTTATTGGGCTGCTGGAGGCGGTCCGCGACTATCGCGACAGCACCGGGCACGAGGTGCGGGTCTATCAGGCCAGCTCGTCTGAGATGTTCGGATCGAGCCCGCCACCGCAATCGGAGGCGACCGCATTCCGCCCGCGGTCGCCCTACGCCAACTACCGCGAAGCCTACGGGATGTTCATCGCCAATGGGATTCTGTTCAACCACGAATCGCCCCGCCGGCTGGAGACGTTCGTTACCCGGAAGATCACCCGAGCGGCGACACGGATAAAAGCGGGGCTGCAAGACAAGCTGTATCTCGGCAACCTGAATGCCCTTCGGGACTGGGGCTTTGCGGCCGACTACGTGAAGGCGATGCACGCGATGCTCCAGGCCGATAAGCCGGGTGACTACGTCGTGGCCACCGGCAAGTCGTGGTCGGTCCGTGACTGGGTGGAATGGGCGTTCAAGGCGGCGGGATTCGGCCACGAAGACTGGCACGACTACGTCAAGTGCGACCCGCGATACTTCCGCCCATCGGAGGTGGAGGCCCTGTGCGGGGTGCCCGCCAAGGCCCGAGCCGAATTGAAGTGGGAAGCGTCGACCAGTGCCCACCAGCTTTGCACCCTCATGGTCGAGCACGATTCGGCACTTGCCGACCGCGAGAGCATGGGGTATAGTTTAAGTACAACCTGACTGGTGCTGTAGCTTGAATCGGGCGTGGTCGCCCTGGAAAGCCGCAGGCACGACAGCATATCGCGTATTCGAGTCGAAACGCAGATTGCTATGGGTAATCCACAACTTACCCGGCAGTGTGCGTTTTTTGTTGCGCCCACCGCCGGACAGACAGGAGAACGTCTATGGCCAATGTACCATACGACGAGCTGCGCGAGCGGCGCACCAAGGCTCACGAGGAGGCACAAGGGCTTGTCAAAGCCGCCGAATCGGAGGAGCGGGACTTCACAGACGATGAGCAGGAGTCATTTGACAAGCTCTGCGCCGAAGTGAAGACGCTCGACGCCCGCATGGCGCGGCTCAGCAAGCTCAACGACATCGACCCGCCGACGCAACGGAAAGCGCCGCCGGAGCCGATCAGACAGCCGGAAGACCCCTCGCCGGCGCCGAAGGGCGAAACGAGGGATGTACGGATCGAGGTGCCGGATACCTTCCGCGTCGGTCGCAACCTGCGGGCTTTCACACCAGAACGCCTCGGCAGTAACCACCGCGACAAGGCGTACCAGATGTCTCGATGGTGGCTGGGCTTCTTCGGCCATGAGCCGTCCCGCCGGTGGTCGACAGAGCACGGCTGGGGCTATGAGCGTCCTGCCGAAAAGCGTGTCCACACCGAGGGAACGAACTGGCAGGGCGGAGTGCTTGTCCCTGACGAGATCGACAACCTGATGATCGACCTCCGCGAGACCCGCGGCGTGGCACGGCAGGTTTGCCGGGTCGTGCCGATGGGCTCCGACCACATGGAGCGACGACGCCGAACCGGCGGGCTCACGGCCTACGCGGTGGGCGAGGGCGACGCGATCACAGAGTCGACCAAGTCGTGGGACTGGGTCACGCTGACGCCGCGGAAGTGGGGCGTGATCTCGACCATCTCCAGCGAACTCAATGAGGACTCGGTCATTTCGGTGGCTGACGACCTTGTTTCGGAGATGGCCTACGCTCATGCGGACAAGGAGGACGAGGCGTGCTTCAATGGCGACGGCACGAGCACGTATCACGGCATCGTCGGAATTCGAGCGGCGTTCACCAACCTGACCGGCACGATCGCGAACATCGCGGGCCTGACGGTCGGCACGGGCAATGCCTATAGCGAATTGACGCTTGCCGACTTCAACGGCGTGGTCTCGAAGCTCCCGCAGTATGCGGATGGACCCGAGGTGCGGTGGGTGGTTCACAAGACTTTCTACCACGTCGTCATGCAGAAGCTGATGTATGCGGCTGGCGGAAACACGACGGGCGATATCACGGCCGGAACGGCTCAGAACTTCCTTGGCTATCCGGTGATGTTCTCACAGGTGATGCCGAAGACTGAGGCGAATAGCCAGGTCTGCGCCCTGCTCGGAAACTTCCGGCTCGGCGTTGACTTCGGCGACCGCCGCGGAATGACGGTAGCGTACAGCGACAGCGCCACGGTCACGTCGGTGAACATGTTCACGAACGACGAGATTGCGGTGCGGTCGACGGCACGCTGGGACATCAACGTACACGACGTCGGCAATCAGTCGGCCACGGCGGCGAGCCGCCTGCCCGGCCCGATTGTCGGTCTCATCACGGCTGCGGCCTAGAAAGGAGGTGAACTAATGATTCATCCACAAAAAGGAATCGACACCGTCCTGATGGCTCCAACCGTCGCGGCGGCAACGTCAAACGCAAAGACGGCCAGTTGGGATTTGGTTCAGGTCGACGGGCGTGCGAGTTATGCGGAAATCCGCATGGCGTTCGGCGCGGAACTCAATACCAACGCTGTCGGCCCGACGATCTCGCTTTTGGAGTGCGATACGACCGTGGTGACGAGCCACGCGACATTCGACTCCAACTTTGAGCGGTCGACCGAAGACCTGACGGCCGCCAAGGAAATCCGCTACCTCGTGGACTGCACGTCTCGTAAGCGATATCTGCGGCTCACGGTAACGCCGGGCACGACCACGAACGATGTTGTTCAGGTCGCGGCCATCGGCACGTTGACTCGGACCGGAGTTGGTCCTGGCTCCACGACCGACATGGGCGACGATGTTGTCGTGATTGGGTAGTGCGGGATGACGGTGCGAGTGGATAGCTGTGCGCCTTGGCTTGAGGGTCGG